TACACCCGCGCGAACTCCGGCCACGGCTACGGCTTCCGCCCGGCGTTTATCCAGCCGTGATCTGTAATCTGTTCCATGCACTCTGTAGGGCGGGCGATAGCCCGCCCCTAATCCGGAGGACTCTGAATGGCTGAGGACCTGATAGTACTGCAGAAAACTTACGACATGATCCAGTATGGCTACCAGTGCTTGCGGCAGTATCCCAAGAGTGAAAAACACACGCTGGCGGCTCAGACGAAGCAAGCCATGTTCGGGCTCCTGGAAGCCGTGATCCGGGCGAACAAGCAGTACTACAAGAAGAAGGCGATACAGGAAGCCGACATACAGCTCGCTGTGCTGCGCTACTACGTGCGTCTGGGCATGGATCTGGGCTTCCTGGCAGTGAAGAAGTACGAGCATTGGGTCGCTGCGAACGCAGAAATAGGACGGCTGATCGGGGGCTGGCTCAGATCAGTGCGTGAGTGAGTTTTGGGGGAGTGGCCAATGCCTCCCGTTCCGGGGCGGGAACTGGAACAACGGCGCGAATGCCGGGGTGTGTGCGCTGAACTTGAACAACACCCGCGCGAACTCCAACCACAACTACGGCTTCCGCCCGGCTTCACCTTTTGCCAGAAGTGATGGGCTCACGGGCCCGTCTCCAGTGCGTATGGATAAAGGGGCCATTCTCCACGCCGCGCCTCTCCGGCCGGCGAAAAACTGAATTGCCGGGAAAGCGGCTAGTAGCTACGGCGAACCGCGCTACGCTCGGCGCCTCCCCTGGAGGTGATTAGGCAGAAGCGAATCAGGGGGCTGTACCCCAGAATCTACGACTTCGAGAATCTTTACCAAGCATACCGCCAGGCACGCAAATGCAAGCGGTTTCGCGATGAGGTCTTGCAGTTCACTGATAACCTTGAAGAGAATCTTATTGAGCTGCAGAATCATCTGATCTGGCGCACCTATCAAGTAGGGCGCTATCGGGAATTCTTTGTGTGCGAACCGAAGAAGCGCTTGATCATGGCATTACCCTTCCGAGATCGGGTAGTGCAGTGGGCAATCTACAGACAGCTCAACCCGATACTCGACAGGCGGTATATCCGCGACAGCTATGCCTGTAGGGTCGGCTACGGCACCCATCGGGCGGCGGACAGGCTGCAGTACTGGATGCGATACCTGGAGCGCCGGTATGAGAGAGTCTACGCGCTCAAACTGGACGTAGCTAGGTATTTCTTTCGGGTGGACCACAGCATTCTGATGGGGATTCTAGAGCGCATAATCGCAGACGAGGATCTGCTGTGGCTGCTCGAAACCATTATTCGCTCAGAGGATACACGCTTCGGTGTGGCCCTGGAGGATCATCAGTTCGCGGGCGGTCGGATCGCGGGTATTGGCATGCCGATAGGCAATCTCACCAGCCAGATGTGCGCGAACCTGTATCTCAATGAGCTCGATCAGCACGTCAAGCATGATCTTCGCGTGCGGCACTACTTGCGGTATATGGACGACATGATCATCCTGCATCCGGACAAGACGCATTTGTGGCAGCTCAAGACCGAGATCAGTACGTTCTTGCGGGGGCATCTACGACTCGAACTTAACAGCAAGACATCGGTGAGACCCATCAGTCAAGGCGTGGGCTTTTGCGGCTACTGGATTTGGACCACACACCGGAAGCTACGCAAGAGCACGGCCAAGAAGATGAAACGCCGGCTGCGATATCTGATGAGAGCTTGTGCGCGAGGCGGGGCCGCGCCTGCCGACCTCAACGCCAGTTGGCAGAGTTATCGGGGTCTGCTGATGCATTGCAACAGCTACCAACTGAAGAGCAAACTCGAAGAGCAGATGGGCGATATGCTAAGCGAGCGAAACTAGACTAAAAGGGCATTACCATCAACTCTAGCCTCGGCAATGCCGGGGTTTCCTCGTTTCCGAACAACCTCACCGAGGTGAAGAATATTGCCTTTCAAATCGAAGGCACAGGTCAGGAAATTCCATTCGATGGTCAAATCCGGGCGACTCGACCCGGAAGTTCTGGAGGAGTGGGAGGAAGCCACTCCTTCTCTGTCTCGCCTGCCGGAAAGGGTGAAGCGCAAGAACGAGCGCGAGAAGTCAAGGGCGAGCAAGAAGCGCAAGAAGGATTAGGGGTGGTATGAGACATGGAGCAGATTTCTGGCATGACGTTCCAAGACACCGTTGTTCTGGAACAGTTCGATAGAGACGGCGGGATTGACGATTGAGGATTCATTGCGGTTCGCGGACCTGTTTGCGCCAGGGTGGATAGAGCGCAGAGCGAGGGCGGGCGAATGGAGCAAGCCGTCGCCTGCGGGTAACGCATGGAGTCGAGTGAATCCGTCGCAGCCGGGATGGACGCGGACTAGTGGGGGGGGTAGCGCAGTGATTTGGACCAAAGACGAACCGTCGCCATGGAAAGGCGGTGATGGATGATAGATGAACCTGCTTGAAATGCGGACGGAAGTGCGTTCGCGAATCGCTGAAACGGCTACGACATTCTACTCAGACACAGAGATAAATGGATGGCTGAACGCAGGACAACTCGACCTCGCGCAGAGACTCCCCAACGAAACCCTCCACACCCTTCGCGAAATCTCCGAATCCGAAACAATCGCAGGAGTGCAAACCTATTCGCTCCCCGCCGACTTCCTCAGATGGCGGGGCGTGTCGTATGAGGGAACGCCCTGTCGCATGATTGGATTTGAGGAGCTACGAGCCATCAACGGCGGGAACGTGTTCTGGACTCCGACCATATCCGACCCTGCCGCGTTCGTGTGGAAGACGCTGGACATATATCCCAAACCCACAGAGGACAACAAGAAGGTGTCTCTCTACTATGTGAAGCGACCAACACAGATGACAGGCGATACCGCCGAATGCTCTCTTCCCAACGAACTCCACGAAGCGGTCATCTTCTACGCATGCGCTATAGCCCACTCGAAAGACCAGAACTACGATGCGGCGGCGCACTTCCGTCAGGCATACCAGGACGTGATTGCGAACTATGCGACCCCTCCCGCCAAACAATCTCCGACCACAACAGGAGGTGCGTAAACCACCATGAACTTCAAAGAGATGTTTTCCGACCTGCAATCGCGACTAGGCGATATCGGGCAGGTGCAATACACCACTGCCGAGCTGAAGCAGTGGCTTAACGCGGGACAGCAGGACGTGGCAAACCGGCTTGACAACATTACGTCCCGCTGGTTCGGCGCAACGGCGGAGATAGACACAGAAATGGGCAAAGACGAGTACGATCTGCCCACCGATGCGCGAAGGATTCGCGCGGTTGCATACAAGACAGAGGCAGAAGGACCGTTGGCGCAGTGCATGGCGATGGACATTATCAACAGGGGCGCGACGCTCAACAACGCCTTCTACACTCCGAGCGCGACGCAGCCCTTCTGGTACCAATGGGGCAATAAGCTGGGCGTGTTGCCGGTACCGACAAAGGCTGTTACCAAAGGTATCAAGGTATGGTACTTCAAGCGCCTGCCGTTACTTACCGGCGACACCGATGAGTCTGAAATCCCCTTGGAGTACCAGAACCTAATCGTTCTCAGGGCGCACATCATCGCCGCGCCGAAGTTCGGTCAAGACCCAACAATGCTGGCGAACATGTACAACGCCGAATTCGAGGCCATCCGCGCAATCTGGACAAGCAACCTCGAAATCGAACTGGCTGGTCAGAAGAAGCTGGGCGGCATTGGAGCCTAGCATCGGAGGTCATGCGATATGACCCTGAGAGAGATGATATCGGACGTTCGGGCGCGGGTGAGAGAACTCGCGCCCCGCGAACTCACAGACGACCTAATCCGGCACTGGTTGAACGAAGGGCAGCTAGACTTCGCCCGGAAGACCCTGTGTCTCGCGTCAAGAGCGCAGAGCTTCACGACCGCCGGAGATGCAGTGTATGCCTTGCCTTCCGACTTGCTGAGGCTCCGCGAAGTGAAGTACGGAGTCGAGAAGTTGTTCGAGATTCCGCTTGCGGACGCGGTAGATACGGAAGGGGTGCCGACCGGATATGCGAAACTCGGACAGACGAGCATCCTTCTGTCGCCGGTTCCCAACGAAAGCCAAGTCCTGGATATAGTCTACCACCAAACACCCGACAGACTCGTGAACCTCGCAGACGAGAGCATCCTGCCCACAACTTGCCACGAAGCGGTCGTGCTCTACGCAACTATCCGCGCACACGAAGCGACCCCGAACCTGGCGGAGAGTCAGGTCGCCGTGCTAGACAGATTGATGGGGCAGTACAACGCTAAGGTTCAACAGCAAGCGGGGCAGTTCGGGCAGAGGAAAGCAAGAGCATGGCAAGTGGTCAGGTAAGGCGGTGAGATGTCGTGCCAAGAGAATTAGCCATGTTCGCCGATTTTCGCGGCGGGCTGAATACGGATGCCGCCGATGACCTGATAGCCGACAACGAACTCACTGTCGCCGAAAACGTGGAATTGGGAATGCGCGGAGGAATTGCCAAGAGGCGCGGCACACAGAAACTGAATGCCGCGTCCTACGGCGCGAAGGTGTCGCAACTCATTGAATGGCCGAGAATGAGCGGCGGCACAACCATGCTTGCGGTCATCGGTCAATCCCTGCACAGCATCAACGAGGAGACGTATGCGAAGACACTGGTAAAGGCCCTAGCCTCCGACCGCATCGGATACGTGTTCTTCAAAAACAGCGTCTACTTCGTGGATGGCAACGGATTCTATCGTTACGACGGTAGCGCGGTAAGCAGTGTTCCCGCAAAAACGACTCAGCCAATCACTTCCGAGATAGACCCATGGGGCGGTTGGACGCAGCAGCCAAACGTTGACGAAGAGGTTCGTATAGTGGTGTCGAGCGGCACCATCATAACCGCCAAGGTTGCCGTCAAACCAGAGCTGGAAGCCAAGACCGTGCAGTTAAAGGACCTTTCCGGCGGAGCGATGACGGACATAGTGGTCAACAAGACAACCTTCCGGTTCATAGGAGAGGATTCTCCGAATGCCGACCTGTTTATGATGGTGGTCGGGAAAGATGACGGAACCAGCACCGTGACGCTTGACTACAAGAGCGAGACCGAGGTTCCGGTTCAGAACGATCTGACTGCGATCCGGCGATGCAAATTCCTGTTGATGAATACCCGTACGCACCGCATGTTCGCGGCGGGCGATCCTCAATACCCTTCCACGATGTACTATTCCGAGTTGGGTGATCCGACATGGTGGAAGCCCACATCGTCCCTGGTTCCAACATTGGCAGATGGACCGATCACGGGTCTGGCGATGTTTGGCGATTCCGTGCTCGTGTTCTTCCCGAACGCGATTTGGGCGTGGCGCGGACTCGACCCGGAAACGGACGCGGTATGGGAGCGGTTATCAACTTCGCAGGGCACTCCTGCGGCAGACTCCATCACTCTGACGGCAAGCAGTCTCACTTATCTGAGCACAGGCGGCGTGTTCGCCATCTCCCCCTCAATGCTCTCGATGACGGCGGCGATGATACCAGGCGAAGAGATGGTGGCCAACCTCTGTTCGCACAAGACTACAAGCGTAGTCAATGGCATCGCCAAGCCCGCTATTGCCCAGGGCATATGGGATCGCGTCAACCAGAGATATCTGTTGTCATACAGCGACCTCGCAGGCGGCGCGAAAAACAACAAAGTGCTCGTATACGACTGGTCCCTCAAAGCGTTCGCGATTTGGACGGGGTTGGAGATATGGAGTTGGTTAAGCAGACTAGACGGTACGGTTCTCGCCGGGACGCATGATGGTTACATCATCAAACTGGGAGTGGGTTCGACAGACTACAATGGCGTTTCAATTCCCATGGTCGCGGAGACAAAACCGTTTGCGTTCCAGGTGCCCAATCTGAAGAAGAGGTATTGGGGCCTGTATGTTGACTACAGGGAAGACGATACAACCAGAGGCGACTTGACCGCCAAACTGAAGGTGGATGGCACGGTGACGGACACATTCAGCAATCCCGTCGGCAGGCAGCGCACTTCGCGGTTTGGATATAGAGCGTCTGTGAGAGTCGAAAATGCGACTGCACATCCTTGCAACGTATTGACGATAGGCGTGCCGTATGCGGTTGCTTCGGAAGCGCGAACAACCTACTGATAAGGAGGCGTGTGCTCGTGGCGCAGAAGATACGGCGGACAGGCGCGTTCAACGACCGACGCCTTCAACACCAGATTGACGAGATTGTCGATAGGACCAATGATGCCATAGACGGAATTGAGCAAACAATCGAGATAATCCCGGGGCATCCTAACCTGCCGCCGCCGGATAACATTCCGCCCGGCATTCCCATACTGCGGGTTATAGCCGGCTTCAAGAAGATGGTGTGTCTGATAGACCGTATGCCTGACTACGATTTCAGCCACTTCGACCTCCAGCGCTCTATCAGCATTGACGGGCAGGCGACATGGAGCGAATGGGAAACCATCTGGTCGGGCACGGATACCTTCTATTCCGATGTCGGGCTGGACTTGAACACCGACTACCGCTACAGGGCGCGTTCGTGGGATATATGGGATAATCCCAGCGACTACTGCGAACCCGTGGTGGGAGGCAAACCCGGAAAGGTGTCATTATCCGAGGAAGTCACCGACAGTCTCGCCAAGGACTTCGTGGCTGGTTCGGACCTGTGGGACCAGGCGGCGGAGGATCTAGTGACCGTCAGAGCGCAGGTCGTGGATAACACTGCCGACATATCGGTTATAGCGCAGAAAACAGACGAGATTTCAAGCACCGTAGCCAAACACGAGCGCACAACGCTGCTGGAATCCACGGTGACGTCCTACAATGCAACTGCAAAGACCTTGACGGACACCTCCAAAGACTTCACAGCGCTGACCGCAGACGACGGACAGACGCTTCTGGCTAACTTGAAGGGCTTCATGGTGGCGATGCTAGACGGACCCGCACAGAACGAAGTGCGGACGGTTGTAGGCAGCGCAACGAACACCTTGACGCTGGACAGCGCATTCGATACCGCTCCAGTTGCGGGGAATAGCTATCGACTTGCCCACCCATCGCTTATCGCGTCGTCAACCTTCCAGCAGCAGGCGGACTCCATTGAAATGCGCGTGATGGGGATTGACAAGACCACGGGGCAACCGGTTCCCAACGCGCAATTGAAAATAGGGCAGGTAGACGAAAACGGATACGTGCTCATATCCGCAGACGATATCATCCTAGACGGAACGATACGCGCCAAGAAATTCGCCCAGCTTCGTAATACCTGGCAAGTGGGCGATGTGGAACCACTGGACTCGACATATCCTATCGAGTTCGACTTCTGGCTTCCAAGCGAACTGACGCAGATTGTGAGCATCAAACTCCATGCTCGGGCAGTGCCGTTCCGCGCGTATTCCAAGACGGCTAGCGCCGGCGGTTCGCACTCGCATAGTGTGAACATACCAAGTCACAAACACGATATGCCAGCCGGAACAACGGCACAAGACTACACTACGTACTCAGCGAGTACGGCAACCGTGAATCAAACTCCGCACGGGCACTCGTCGGGCACACTGTCAATTGGCTCCAGCACTCACAGTCATTCATGTGGCTCGGCTGGCAACCATAGCCACGGGGCAAGCGGATATGCTAGTCCGGCAGGCGACCCGTCACACAGTCATAGCGTTACCGTGACGGTTAACACGGAATCCGGCCACTCCCATAGCATAGGGGATTCTTCGCACACGCACGGCATTAGCGGCGGAACCGGGTCGGGCACAGCGAGCCTGGCGGTTGATCTGTCCGACCACAGACACGCCTACACTTATTGGGCTCCCGGCAGTGGTTCGACCACGGGATCGGGCGGTGCGAGTGTGCCAACCTCTTCTTCGTCGGGCGACCACGAACACGACCTGGTCTACGGCATCTACCAGTCCACAACCCCGGCAGGAGTCAACTTGTATTGCGATAACGGTTCGGGGTATGGTTCCGCCACCGCGCTCAATGGCGCCCCAGACACAACGACGCCATACGAACTAACCCCTGCTGGCGGGTTGGACTTGACCGCGAAGTTCGCCAGTGCCGGGCGCAAGAGAATCAAGTTTACGACCACACGCCTTGGTCGAATCAACTACCAAATATTCATCAAAGCCGACCTGGAAGTAGGAGGTGG